GGTAATCTGTCCTCAGTTACCCTTGCTCCGACTTTTTTTCGTCTGGGTCTCCGGAAGCAAGTAAAGATTGTGCTATTAGATCTGCAACGACTTTTGTGGATTGAACTAGACCGGCATTTTGTACTAGTATTCTAACTTGCTTATCTTGCAAGTCATTACCACCACCCCTTAGTGCCGGTAATAAAACGCCTACGACCTGGCTGATGCGAACATCACCCCCGGCCATATTTTGGGCTAACTTTAGTAACCCAATATTTAATGAATCCTCAATATCAATTATGCTATCTACTGTAAGTCTTGCTTTATAAGACTTACCATTTAGCTCAACATCAACTTGGCCCTTTAATGGATTTGCCATCTGACTGCTCCTTTATTTTTTTAGAAGTTGCCATTGCAACCTCAATGTTATATCTGTTGTCCCTTTCATCTAAAACAACAGATACGACAGTATATTTCTTATTACTAATTACTACTTCGTTACCTACATCGCCAATGTTTGGTGCGTCTAAATTTGATCCATTGAAATAGCCTATAGCTTTTGTAGATCCAATTTTAATGTCAACTTGTGACCACGCCATCATTAAGCTCCAGTAAACGCAATAGCTCCACTGCTTTCCAGGGACACATTGTAAGTAACTTCTCCGTTATGCTCACCTGCATAAGATAATGCTGTAAGCTGAAAGCTACCTTGATATGTACCAAAGTCTGGGACAATTACTTGGTAATTACTGAAACTTGCTGACGACCACTGGTTTTTCAGTGTTGTTTCGCTTGCTCCATCAGTAAATACGCCACTACCAGAAATAGATACAGATGAAATGCCTGCATCCGGTAATAATGTTCTATTACCAGAACTGTCTTTGTTAGTAACATCAACAGTTTCGTCTGCAAGTGATATCTCTGTTGATCTTAAACCACCTACAGTAGTAAAAGCCTCCGGGGATCCACCATCACCTATCTTTAATAGTAAAGCTGCTCCTTTTTGTGCTGCCATATTTATACTCCTATTATATTTAAGTCGTTCCTAATATAATTGCACGGAATCGCATGACACCATGTCTTGTTACCCCATCTGGGTCCCTAACAATGTCACTAAACTCAAACCTTAGATTTACAAGGTTAAATCCAGTAACTCCTAGATTACTATCATGCAATAAATCATGAACTCTGTCCATCATTTGTTTAACTTCTTTACTGCCTTTGTATTGTGACCACGCATGTAATTCTATAACCAGGTCACCACCAGTTAGGTCTACTGTAGAATAATCGCTAGATCTAGCATCACCAATTGTTACAAATGGATAGCTAGTTCCATGTGGAACATCATCTACTATTGTGGCACCCAGTGTATCTGTAAGTGTGTTATCACTGTTTAAGGCTGTATATATAGCCTGCTGTAATTGAAATTGTCCTATGCTCATTTTCTTTTAATAACACCCTCTTGTTTAAAGATCTTATTGATCTTTGTTCTGTTAGAGTCTAAGGAGGGTTGCATAAATGGCCTAGCTTGCATATTAGTTGTTCCATATTCCAAATGTTTACTATATTCAGCACTACTAATAATCATGCCAATAATTTTACTACCTTCGCTTTTCACCTTTGTTGTTATTTGGTTTACCAAAAAGCCAGTATCTGTTGCAGGATATTCACCTGCTCTACTAGCTGTATGTGTACGCCTTGGCTTATATTTTTCGTAAGTAGTCCCGGACTTTGCCCCAGTTTGTATTTTTTCTATTGCTGTATTACGAACTACCATTGCAGACCTATGGCAAGCACGCATAACCTTTATTTTATTACCACGCACACGCTTTTGTATTAAATCGTTTACGCCTTTTGCTAAATCTTCCGGGGGTATCTTCTTAATCATGCTACAACACCTTCTTCACACAACAGCTCTAAAAACCTATCTCTTTCCTTTAAGTTTTTAATGCCTTTAATATGAAAAGTACGGCTTTCGTAAACAATTCTGTAATTAGTGTTTATGTCGGATCTATATCGTATTGTGATTTTATGGGTTACTTTTTCTTGTAACTGGCCTTGCCTAAATGTTTCTAATGCGTTTTGTGGTCTTATATCTGCATATAAATGGGTTTTTGTACCCCATGCCTCTGTATAACCACCTGCACCATCAGAAGTTCTAGTGGGGCCTTGTAGATCTACTTTATATCTTAGGTTGCCTATTTTGTACATTATCCAATGGACATAAGGTTAGAGGATCCTAGACCACCAAAAATAACATATGGTGCATAAGCACCCTTAATCATTGGTGGGAATTTAGCACCTCCACTATCGCCCATATCTCCTCTATGCTCATACATGAAAGCTATATGTTGTAACATGCCAATCTTTATAGGTTCTGGGATTGCACTTACACTACTGTAGCCTGCAACAAATTCTACTTCTATTGCATTAGCAACCCTTAGTGCTGTTGGAAATGTTTGGCCTTTGCGTAAAACTATTCTTCCTGGCTCCCTGGCATCATCTACATAATAATTACTAGCAGCAAATGTAGTAGCTTCGTCTGAATCGTTATAGGTTTTTATATGTGTTACTGAAACTAAAGGGCTTTTAGGTATGTTTATATAATTTTTGTAAAATGTAATATCCGGCCCTGTTTGCATACCTTCCCATAATGGGTCTTCATGATCTTGTAAAGTATCTAAAAAAAGCCTGTAGGTTGTTTGTACTAATGTTCTATTTAGATGTTCCTCTGCAAAACGCCTGGCTGTTTCTATAAGTGGCCTAACATTTCTTTCATCTGTATTATCTTCAACCCTAAGATATTCTTTAACTTCCTGTAATGTTAAAGGTTCTTGGGTTGGTTCAGTTGTTACTTTTAAACCTGCCATTAGATTACTGCTCCTACTATCTGCAAAGAGATAATTAAGGCATATAGACCCCAAACCATTTGCTCAAGCCTAACAAATCTGGCTGATCCACTATCAAGCCTTTCTTCTATTTGCTTAAACCTTAAAGCACATATTTCTTCATGTTGCTCTAAAGGGTCGGTTGTTTTTGTTTTTTTAGTAGCCATATGCACATTAAATTTATCACAATTGTTAAAATTTAGATAGTATAGGATTTACACTTTCATAAACTTATTTCTAACTCTAGTAAGCCATAAATTTGCTGCAAGGCTTTTTCTAACGGCATTATTTGTACCCTCTGTAACCCTATGCTCTAAGGATCCATCAAAAATTACGCACCTATTTGGCTTTGGATCTACTTCCTGTATTAGTTTTTGTCCTGGTCCAAATTTTATTTCAAGTTTGCCCATTGACTCTACATCTTCTTCGCCATGTATATAAAGAACAGCTACAGCCAGTGGTTTGCGTAAAATGCCCTGCTTGAACAACCCCTCGTCTTTATCAAAGTGCCAATCTAGTTTTGTTCTATGTCCACCACTGTATGTGTTAGGAAACTTATGTGTCCACCACTCTATGCCGTCTGCTGCTAAATATGCTTTATTTAAAAGTGGATCTTTTTTAGCACCCATGGCAAACATTCCTTGTGCATGATGGTGAAACAATATAGTTTCAGATGCTAAATTATAATAATCTTGTATTACATATCTACCGGCTAAAGGTTGTTGCCAAAGATATTCCTCTCTTATTTTTCTAAGTTGATCCGGTGCTAAATAATTATCAACAATTATCAAGACGGCAAAAATGAGAAACCAAATGCACTGTTAGCACTAGATGGTATTCCTTGAGTAGCAAAATTACCATATATACCACCACCCCATTGCATGCGATAGGCTGTATTACTGCCAAATGTATATTGGTAATTTAAAACATTACCAGTAGAGCCTTTTGTTTCCTGGCCACCTGGTGTGCCACCATACCAACTTCTAGTGTTAAAACTATTCATATCAGTACCAGTGTCTGTATTAGTGCATACAACAAAACTAGCACTACCTATTGATTCAATCTTACCAACTGCTAGCAAACTATGACCACTACAACCATAGTCACCTAAAGGCACTACGCCAGTTGTATGATTTGTCGTTCCATCCCAACATGAACCTCTAGACAAACTTATTTGGTTTAGTGTGGCTACATTTATACCGGCTACTGTTCCCCAACCATACCAATAATTTGTTTGACTGCTTTTTGTTGCTGAGACATTCCAAGATGGTGTTGGACTGCCAGTTGTTACTCTAAAAGTATTTTTAAAGTCTTTTGCTTGCCTGGCCTCTGTACTTGTACCAGTGTTGAAGTGTGGTGCAGAGCCTAGACCAGCAAACCCAACATCATTTTTTCTAGTAACCCTATCTCTTGTGTCATTTTCATTCATAGCAACAGATCCACTACCACCACTG